GGCGCCGCAGGTGTCGGGCTGGACGAACGCGGCGCTGGCCGGGCTCACCGAGCGGAGCGACGCGCAGAGCGCCGTGTCGGTCGGCTACGGCGTCGCGGTCGCCACCGGCGTCAAGGAGAGCGCTGGCACGTTCGGAGCCACCACGGCTGCGCTGGCGACGACATCCACCCGGGCCAGCATCATGCTCGCGCTGAGGCCAGCATGACCCGAACCGGAGTCGTCCTGTTCGGTCACAGCCAGGCACTGGGTCGCGTGCTGGCTTCCGATATGGGCCTCGCGGAGCCGTACTCGGCTGTCCCGCTGGCCGAACGGAACGCAGCCGCCGGGCCGACAACGGAGTGGGTCAACGAGGATCTACGCGTGCTGTCCGCAAGGGATCATGCCGTAGCCGGGGTGCCAGCCGGGTGCGCTGGCCCCGAGCTGCGCCTCGGTCGGCTGCTTGACGCGATTCGGCCGGACTCGTGGGCGTTCGTGAAGATGACCGTCTCGGGATCGGGCTGGGAAGACGAGTGGATGAATCCGGCTTTCCCGGCCGGTGGCCCGCCGCTGCTGGGCCAGCTGTTCGATTTCGTCGACGAGCAGATGGCGGCGATGGACGCGTCGCCTGACATCTGGATCCCGGTCCTCGGGGAGGCCGATGCGAACGAGTCGCCCGACGCCACAAACTGCCTGGCTAACATGCGGGCGTTCCGCGCCGCGGTCCGTCCGCGCTACCCAGGTGCAGGTATCGTGCTGTACCAGATCCCGTCGACGTACACGGGCGGCAGTACCGGACTTGTGGTCGACGCCGCGGCCTCATTCGCGGCCGAGACGTCGCGGTGTGCGCTCGTCAGCTCGTCCGGAATCCCGACGCTGGACGGCGCGCACTTCACCCCGGCCGGGGTTGTCATGTTGGCCGATCGGCTGGCGCCGGCCGTTGTGTCGTTGATCCCGAACATCAACACGACGCCGTTCGACATCGCGATCGGCGGCCAGGGATCCAGCGAGGTCAAGCTCCTGCTCACCGGCCGAGACATCCAGGTCACTGTCATCCCGTGAATCGCCCCGGGCGCCTACGAACGCGACCGTAGGGCATGCCGTTCATCTACACGGACTCCCTCGCCACCGCCGGAAACCTGACGACGAACGGCACCGCAAACACGGAGACCGAGACGTTCTTTCTGAAGCCTGGCGCCACGCGATCGACGTACCTGGCGATGCTGATGGCCGGTGGCAAGGGGTCGGCAGTCACGTCGCTGTCGGCGATCGCGCTTCGTGTCATGAAATGGGGAACGGCGTCGACTGCGGGAACCGGCCTGGCGATCGTTCCGAAGGATGCCGGGATGCCGGCAGCCGTGACCACTGGAGCTAGTCGGCCGACCTCGGGGACCACGCGGACTAACGCCGGGCCGATCGTCACCTGTGGAGCCACGAGCCCGAACCAATGGGTCGCACTCAACCCGGATCACATGGTCGGCATCGCTGCGGGAAACGGCGGGTCGATCTCCTGCCAGGATGTTGGAGCTGCGGTCTCGATGCTGTTCGAGTTCGCGGCCGAGCACCAGGAGTGGTGATCTCCGGTGACGATGTTCGACGACGATCCGCCACCACCGCGATCAGTGGTGTGGGCGACGCCGAGTCCGATCGTTCGGCGTATCGCCGACGACGATCTGCCGAACATGCCCGGCCCCGGGCCGCCGATGACGATCGATTTCGATCGTGGCAAGCCGCAGCACCACTGGCCGTACTGGCGCGAGCCCTGGTTGCGCGGATACCAGGCATTCGTCGACGAGGGCCTACAGCTGGCGATTTCCGGATCCGGCGACATCGGATCGACGACGTTCGTTCTCTCTCTCGAGCCCGGGACCAAGGTCATCTACAGCTGGTCGACCTCAATCATCACGATGTACTCAGGGACCGAGCAGCGCATCTCACCGTTCGCGCAACCCAAGCGACGGTTCGAGGGCACGGCGTTCCTGCTCGACGGTAGCAGCCGAGACATTCGCGGTACCCTGATGCGTACCGCGGCGGCCGGCTCGACGTTCATGCTCGCGTTGCCGTTCGAGGAGATCGTGATCACCGCGGACTCTCCGGGGCTCGTCATTGCGGTTCAGGTGTCCGTGGACACCGACTGGGATATCCCCGGCCAACGGTGCATCGTGTTGGCTCCGGACGGGACCTCGGTAGGCGTAGTCATCCAGGGCAGCACCAGCACGACCATCACGGTCGCACGCGTCGACGCGAACGGAAACGTCATTGCGTCAACACTGGGTACCGCGGGCCGCGCCGGCGGAAGGCTCATGCCGATCATCCCGGTGCTGCTCGATCCGCAGCAAGGGTTCACGCGGTATCCGGTGTCTGTTGACTTATGGTCAATAAGGGCTCGAGCGGCCGGGTTCGGGTACGCCGGTTCCGATGCGATGGGCGTCGGTGGCTTGATGACGACGTTCACGGACGGGCCCAACGTTCCGTTCGCGAGCCTGACCGACGAGGATCTACTGATCTGGGATCGGATCAACGCGACCGAGGACACCACATCCGAGGCGCTGGACGGCGGTAACGAGGTCGTGGATCTCGGAGCGCTGCCGTTCAACATCGGCGCGCGCGACACGCCGGACTGGGCCAGGTCGGTCAGATACCGGTCGTCTTCGGTGGCCGACTGGGCGTGGTTCAAGGCGTTCATCCGGCATCTACGCGGTCGCCAGGGGGTGTTCGCGCTGTCGACAAATACGCCGGACCTGGTGTTCATCACGACGGTGTCCGGCGGCATCAAGGTGCAGAGCTCGTCGGTGGCCGGTGCCGGTGACTACGTCAGCTGGTTTGCCTCGGGCGCGCACCGGCGGCTCGCTATCACCGCGAGCGGACAGGTCGGGTACTTCGAGGTCCTCGGAGTGACCGACAACCTCGACGGTACGCTGACGATCGCGCTCGACGTCAGCGTGTCCGGCACCGTCACCAAGGTCTCATTCCTAGAGCAGGTCCGATTCGAACGCGACGACATCGAGGTGATGTGGGACGGTGGCACCTTCGAGATCAACGAGCCGGTGAGCGTATGCCAGGATGCCCTCGACGTTCCGTCGAGGTTCATCTTCGACCGGATCGTTACGCAAAACTTCGCCTACTCAGGGATCCCGCCGGACACTCCGCCGACGACGCAGCCGTTCTCGATTCCGGCCGGCGGCCACACCTACCTCTTCAACTTCACGAGCGATCGGACGCTCGGCTTCGGCGGCGTCCTGGTAGGCGCCGGGACCGTCGAGGCCGAGGACGGTATGGTGCTCTGTATCGCAAACAACAACACGGCTGCGTTCGCCGCGAGCTGCAACCACGAGGACACCGGCATCACGCCAGCGCTGCGCCGCTTCCACAACGCGGGGCTGATCTCGCAGGGCGGCGCCGGCAAGTCGCTCTGGTACCGGTACAACGCCGCGGTCCAGCGCTGGATCCAGATCCTGTGAATCGCCCCACGGCCGACGGACGGCGACGCTGATCTCGTGGCTGGCAACCTGTTCACCACCGTGCTCACGCCCGCGATTCTCACGGGCAACCAGGAGCTCGTACTCGCGCTGGGGCGGACCACGATCGTCAACCTGACTAGCACCGGTAACGTCACGATCTTTGGTCTCTTCGCGACGGGCGGAAATGTTGACGGCATGGTGGTCTGCCTGTCGAACGTCAACAACAGCAGCTTCCAGTTCACGGGCGCTCACGAGAGCGGGTCCGCGAGCGCAGCGACGAACCGATTTCGCAACGCAGGGCTGACCGACGTCAGCGGCGGAACGGGCGCGGGCTGCCTCTGGTATCGCTACAACGCCGCGATCTCCACCGGGCGCTGGATCATGATCGGAAAGACCTCGTAGCCATGGCGACGACCTTCGACGAAGACGAGCGCAGCTCATCGCAGAACCGGCCGATCGATCTGTACACGATCACGACGCCGACGGTGACGTATCGACTGACCTCGCATGTCGTCGATGTGGGCTACGCCGGTGCGACGTACACGGCGCTGACGATGAGCCGTAGCGATCTGCAGGTCGCGCAGGATCTCACCGGTCGCGAGCTCGTGGTCTACCTGCCGATCACGCATCCGCTCGTTCAGCGCTTTGCATCCCGTGGCGTACCCGAGCGCGAGGTTCAGGTGACGCTCGTGCGGCTGCAAGAGAAGAGCGGCCAGGCGCAGCAGCAGTTCACCGGGTTCGTCGTCGGCATGTCGTGCGACGCGAACGTCGCCATGCTGCGCACGCCGTCGATCACCGATGACGCGATGAAGGTGCGGCTACCCGTCATCCGAGCACAGCGAATCTGTAACCATGTTCTGTTCGACGCGCGCTGTAACCCTGGCGACGGGCCCGCGCGATCGTCGTTCACGGTGAACACCACCATCAGCTCGCAGAGCGGAACGACGCTCGTGGTGGCCTCGATGGGTGGACAGCCGAGCGGCTGGGCGGCTCCGGCCGGCGAGGTGATCCCTGTGGCCACCGGTGAGCGTCGCCAGGTGCTCGCGCAGGTCGGCACGACGCTGACGATCGATCAGCCGTTCTACGCCGCGGCCAACGGAGACCTCGTGGCCGTGTCCGCGAGCTGCAACCACTCGGTGTTGGAATGCCGTGACAAGTTCGCCAACGTCGCCAACTTCGG